ATAATTCTTTTGGAAACTGTATCTTAATTTTATTAGCTATAATCTTGCGAACTGTTTTATTTTTAAATACTGTTTTTTGAAAGTCTGAACCATACAGTTCTTTAATAGGCAGTGCAGGTCTATAGGATTGTCCAACATTTGCACCAGATTTTACTCTCTTAATGTCTCCCCTACGCCTACTTGATTTATCTCTTTTAAAAACACCTTTAGTTCTTCCCATTCCAACTGGAGCAAGAAACGTACCCTTATAAAGTTTTGTTGCATTATAAGCATGAGCAACAACACCTTGAGCTGTTTGTACGGGTTTAAATCTTTTTAATTTAAATATTGCTTTACGAAATCTTATAATAGCAAATTGTTTTTTCTTGTTTGCTTTATAGATAAATGTTTTCTTTCGTAACTCCGACATTTTTATATCAGAACGACCAAATTCTTTTTTAGCTTGCCTAACGGCTTCTGCTCTAACACTTGTTGCAGTTCTATTTATTGCGGTTACTGTTGCTAAAGGTATTTGCTTTTTTGCAAAGAAACCTAAGTTCTTTTCGATCTGTTTTATATTAGATCGTATGTCTACTTGCAATGTCATTAGGGTTTCTCACAATTTTTCTATTGTGATAAAACTATAAACCCTAGCTGACATTACATGCAATCTGTTTAATTTTTGTTACCTATTTGTTTAGTTACTCTAACCCTTTTAACACCTTGTAAATTATCTTTAATCATTGCAGGTTTTTTATTAACATTAGTACTACGATTATATTTTTTAGGTATTTTTATTGTTACTGTAATTTCTTCAACCATTGTTTCTCTCCCATTTTAATTATTCTCTTACCATTAAAGTAAATAATAAATAGATGTAATAGTACAATGGAACGTTTCCAAGAAAATATCTTGGAAATATTCCAAGAAAATTTCTTAGATGTTTAAAGGAAAATCTTTAATATTGTGATAATTAGTTTTTTCTTTATTAGAACCTAGTTGATCTAAAATATCTCTTACAAGTTTATCTGTTGCTGAATAACAAATATATCTTGGACTAACGCTACATGGGTTTTCTACTAACATTAAATCTTTACGTGCAATACCTTGATGTATTATTTCTTTTGCCGTATCTGCATGACAGTTTAAATACCGAAGTATATCGTTTAAAATTACAAAATTTTCTTTTATATCTAATTCTTCGGGAGTAACATTAAATCTTGCTGAAATTGATAACATACATAAAAACCTATGATTTAAGGATTGTAACCACCATTTAACACTATCATTATGTTTTCTTTGCAGTAGATCAAAACTAAATAAAGCACGTAATTTAATCCATTCAATATGATTATTGTCTAAATGTTTTTCATAAACCCTAATATTATCAACATGAATTTTATTTAAAGATTTAAAGTTATGACGTTGAACCATCTATAAACTCTTTTCTATTATTTCTTTTCGCACAGATTCCAATTCTCGTGAATATTTCATAGATATTTCCGTTGCAACAAATCCATTTTCGTCTGAATCTAAAAACCCACATTTTAGTGCTTGTACAATTATCCTTTCTGGAATACTTTTATGTGTGTTAGCAAATTTAAAGATAGTGTCTAAATGACACCGATTATCATTCTTTGTATAATTTTCACTATCTATTAAATGTAATTTTTTATAATAAGCAATTACCCCTAAACATAAAATCATACGATGTTCTAATGCTCTGTTCCAAAATTCTTCTGGTGAATTGACGGGTTCTAATGCTAAATTTCCTAATAATTGTAAAAGATTAACCGCTACTTTTATGTGTGCTTCTTTTGACAATTTTTCTTCCATTTTATTCCCTTTCGTAAATAGTATATAAAAATGGAAAATTATCTTAACGTCTTAAAAAACAAATTGTCAATAATTACACCCGTAAATTTTGTCGGGTTAATTATTAATCTTCCAGTGAATACATAATCGGTCTAATGCCAAACGTAAAAAATCAATACCACTTCGGGTATGGTAACTCTTTTGTTTTGCCCATGATGACGCTGACTCTCCTAAACAACAAACAGCTATTAAACAATGTGTTAAATCAATTCCAACTATATCAAATGCTTTCAACATTTCTTGTCGTGCTATCATATTTTTTTCTGATAAATTGTTTATTCTACCGAATCGTATTTTTTCATAAGATATAGTAATTTTCGTTGTTAATCCCGACCTCAACCATAAAGTATATAATTTAATTCCTGCATCATATTGAGATAAAGTTATAGTTTCCTTTTCTTTATAAGTATCTAACATAAACACTTGTTTATTTCTGGCACGCCTGCTTCCTGCTTTTGGCGTTTCTTCTAAAACATAATCCCCATGTTTCATCGCATATTTGTTTGGTATTTCAAATGGTTTATGTTTGTTAGAACGGGATGATGTCATCAAAAAATTCCTCATCTTTTTTATTAACTTTTCGTATTTCAGTTAATGTTGAACCAAATAATTCTCTTTTTAATTCTAAAGCAGTTTCTCCTAATAAATGAATTGCTGTTGCAATTTCTTTAATCGTAAAAACAAGAATGTTTTTTGGATACTCGGTTTCGGGTACACCATCTCCTACTACCAAAAACTTTTCATTTGTAGAAAGCACACCTTCAACAGCTTTCATAGAAATTTTAGGTCGTTGTAATTCTTCAGCTCTTTTATCGCATACAACATATCCCCGTATTAATGCTTCACCTTCTACTTCTGCTACATCGGGTCGCCCTTTGTAATACGCTTCTGTAAAACAATCTTTTTGCTGTTTTAATCTATGACCTAAATTACCATCCACTAAACATAGTAATTGATCTTTACCCCATTTAGAATCCATAGCAACTTCCATTGCTTGTACTCTACGCATTATGGGTACTGGTGGTATTTCTTTTGCTTGCATATTATTCTCCTTTCATTCCGTATAAGAGGTGGAAAACAACACTTGGTTTCCCCTCTTATAGAGGGAGTAAGTGTTGTTACAAGTGTTGTTGCTCGGTAATCGTTTATCAGTAAGGGTTTGAAGGGTCTTGCTAACGATAAAACAACACTTCAAACACTTAGCAAGTGTGTCAAGTGTTGTTTTCTCCGTATTCCTTAGTGAGTAAGGGTTTGACGACAACACTTGTAAAGGCAACAACACTTGCCCTAAAATAACAACACTTGTTGCAACACATGTTTTTGTCATCTATTCACCCCCACAAAACGTCTTTTTTTAATATTTTTTCTTACAACACGACCATCTTCAAATAATCCTGCTATAACCTTTTCAACACGACTGCGACTTATCTTTTCGTAATGCACTTGTAATCGTTGCATAATTGAATTTAGTAATGCTTGACCCATATGACCATATTGTAAGGGATGTTTACTGTATTCTGCTTCTTCTACTATTTCTTCAATTCTATCTGCTAGTTTTTCATTATCTAAAGTATCGGCATAATGGCTCGGTAATTCTATTGACGTTAGTAACGCACCATCCACAAAAAACAACTCCAGTTTGTCATCTTCAGATGATGTAGCGTAATTTGCTTTTTTACGTGTTAAGACTCTTTCAAATTCCTCACCACCTTCAACCTTCTGCAGATATAACCGACTTCTAACGGCATTGTTCCATGCTGTTGAACCAGATTGACCCGTACCCGTATTTTTTCCACTTTGTGATGGATGTGCTAATAACAAAACAGTTAAATTATGATTAACGCAGAAACTGCCTAAAATAGCTTTTAAAAAGTAATTAACATTTGCTCGGTCATTTTCATTACCACCAAATAAATCACTAGCGGTATCTAATATTAATAAAGATGGTTGCAGGTCTTTTACTATCTCATTTAACTGGTCAAAAAAATCGGTTGTTTGCGGTTCACCCATAACAAAATTAACTAATAAATTATCAAATCCTACCCTCGCCCATAAATAGAAGTTTTCCATACCTCTACGTAAAGGTAACGTGCCGAAATATTCTTCTAATCTGGATTGTCGTAAATGTAATTCGTCAGTATCATCTTCACAAAATACACCTAATACTTTACCTTGCGGAACGTCTAAACCTGCAAAATTACGACCCGTAGCAATAGCATTAGCCAGTTGTTGAGCAATTAATGTTTTACCAACTCCACCATCTCCATATAAAGCAGTAACACTTTTTGCAGGAATCCAATCTTTTACTAACCACTCACGTTCTGGCACTGTGCCAAGATCAAATTCACTTGCTTTTATGGGATAACTTTTTTCATCATTCAAAAGTTGTAAAGCATTTTGTGGTTGGTTAGGTACATTAAATTTTTCTCTAGCTGATTGTATTAATTTTAATAAATCAGGGTCATTTGCACCATTTTCACACTTTTCAGCTAACATGTTTTGAATTTTATCGTCTGTAAATCCTCTACCAACCATGCTTGCAACAGCATCCCTCATGTTAGTATGCCACGCACCATTACGTACATTCTCAAGCGTTTCATCAAGATTTAGACGTTCTGGTAATAGATTTAATCCCGTCTTTAAGGGTTTTGACTTATGTGGTTGTTCTAATCTGTTAATAATTTCGTTTGGTGTTATATAACGCAATCGTTCTGGAAAATGATACATTTCGGTTTGTTCATGTATCCGACCATCTTTTACCGCCCACGCTACACTGCCTGCTACTCGCATTAAACGACTGATATTTGTAATAGATGTATCACCAAACAATGTATGTGCTAATAACAAATTACATTGTTTAAAAATATCTCTATCTGTAATAGCTTCTTCAGAAAACCAATAACATTGACCTCTAGGATGCGGAAACGTACCCGTAATAGTTGCTAATGATGGCATTAAATCTATAGAAGTATAAACACCTTTTGCATTATCTAATGCGTTTTTATCATCTAAATCTAAAAACAAATGGTGACATTCTAATACGTCTGAATCTTTTGATCGTTTATTTCTATCCGTATCGGGTTTGCGTAATGCTACTCCAAAATAAACATTAACACCTTCTTGAGTATTTGCTTGTGTTGCATAATCAGTTGCTTCTTCTAACTCATTTAAACCAAATAAACGAGAATTAACTGGTGAACCTTTTAAATTTGTTGCAGATATTTCAACTAAACCTTCTGAATTAACATTTCCATAAAGTGTATGTAAAAACTCATATATAACAGTATCTTGCGGTATCATTTTAAACTCCCATGTTAAGTATTAAGGGTAAGTAAGAGAGAGCCACTTTTATTTTTTTCTACTCACCCTTAATACAGACTCAATATGACAGAAAGGAGAAACAACATATTGAGCCTACCTACATTTAAAAGTATGTACCTTTATTTGTAGGATTTTGTGCATCTGGATTAGGTAGAGGCTTTACCTGCTCCGTCTGCTGACCTTCCTCAGAAGAATTAGTTGTAATGGGAGGAGCAACTGCATCTTCGTTTGGTTGGTCAATTTCTATTTTTAATAATTCTGGGTCTGGTGCTTGATGGTCGATTACTTCAAAATCTGGTACATAAATTGTTCCATGATTAGTTGATATAGACTCACTACCTTTTAACTCAACTATCGGATTTTCCTTAGTTTTTTGACCTCTTTCACCATTCTCCCAAGTGCCATACATTTGATTAATAACCTTTAATACACTCTTGGCAGTAGACGAAAACTCAAACGTGCCACCTAAAACATTTGGTGAATGGAGTAAAACTACAAACCCACGTTTAAAATTAACACCCATATCGTTTTGTGGTTTATCTATGGAAAAATCAAAAACTTTTTTAGGTGGTGCAGAAGTATAATCAAACTGACCCGTTTTAATACGTAAAAAATCTAACATGCCTACGCATTTTTTTACGGGTACATCTACTCCACCTTCCCGAACTTTCATTGTTCCGTCTTTGGCGTTCCATTTAATATAAGGGTTATATTTACCCTCACCATTTGTTATTCCTAAATTAAGACTCATATTTATTTCCTTTATTTAATTAATATCCATTAATCTCAAAACCAACTTTACGAGCCTCTGGGTCTTTCCACGCCCAACTCGCATAGTTTGGTATTGTATATTTCACGACTTCTTTTATATCTTTGGAAAGATTCAGAAGGCGTTCAACTCGTTGTAATGTGCAACGAATCTCGTTTATCCATTTATCAATCTGATCTTGCTCTAATTCATAAATGGCAAATTTCTTTGGTGTGGCATAAGCAAAACGAACTCTTGCACCCGTAGCTTGTGCATATAAAGCACCTTGCCTAGCATGTGAATCTGGTATGCTTGAAGGCAATCGTGTTGTCGTTTTAATGTCTATAACCATGTTATGTGTGTGATATTTCAAATCCAAATACCCAATCATTCTAGGGTAATGCAACAGTTGTAAATTTACTTCATGTTGTTCTCTAGGATTATTAGCACGTAAAGGGTCTCCATATTCTGCTAATGGTTCAGCTAACTGCAAAAACATTGGTTCTATATTGTCACGTTCTTTTTGTTTATTGTCATCGGGTTTTAACGCCATATCTCCAATGTAATTATCAATGCCTGCTTGAATACATTCGTCATCTGATTTGTTGTGATATAATTTTTGGTATAAAGCATGTTCAACTGCATTACCTCTAGCAGTAGCAGAATTACCCGTAAACTTTGGCAACTTATTCATAATCCTACCTACCATCCAGTGATTAACACAGTCGGTCATATCGTTTATTTGACTAGGTGATAAATGTGTAACTTTAAAATGTTCAAATGGTGTCATCGTGTTTTAATCCTTTAGTTTCTGCTAAACACGCTGAATATCCTGCTATATCTATGTGAGTATCTAAATTGCTTGGGTCAAATTTTAAACGAGACACTTTTAACAATAGCATTATAGTTGCACCATCTGCAGGCGAAAATTGTGTATCAAAATGTGCATTTAAAAGTTTGGTAAAATAACTAAAATTACGAGATGGTGAGCCATAATTTTTGTTCATAATTTTTTGTTCTGTTTGGTGACAAACAAATTCTCTTGTTGTGTTAAATCTTTTAGTGTTGTACTCCATATTACATTTCTCCTTCATATTGAACTGACGCATTTTCTTTAACGTAATCTAATAAAAACAACGCATCGGCTTCGTGGTCGTTTTTAACCACCCACCCACGTTGTTTTGCTTTATCGTTAAGTTTGCCTTTTTTAACTCCTGCATGTCTTTTAATGGTCATTCCATGCACTTCTAAAAAAGCGAGTTTGTGAATATGTGCTAATAGTCTTGCTTGATTAGCAAAATGAAATAAATAATCAGAACTTTTGCCACGAAAAAATGGTTGTTCTACAACAACACATAAAGGTTTTATTTCTTCAATTTTTTCTTGTAGCCATTTATTATATTTAATCCAACTTTCTATTCTATTATCTGATTTAAAATCTATAGAACCATATTCACCTAAATTTGTGCCATACGCCCAACCCGTATAAGTACCCTGATCTAATGCTAATATTGTATAATTTTTTGCTGAACGTATTTGAATAACTTCACCCATTTGGTGTATCCAAAAAATTACAACCCACAACAAAATGATTGCTTTTTACTTCAATCCAAAATTTTCTATCACATTTATAATGAGAACATCTGTATCTTTTTTCTGTATATTTTGGCTCTAAAACAAATACTAAATCACAATGTTTACAGTATTTTTCATTGTACTCTTTTAACTGATTTTGCATAAAACACCTTTTCTGTTTGCATTTGTATTTAATTTATGCAAATATAATGACATATACAAACTGTTTAATATTTGTTTAAATTTTGTTTAAAAAAGAAATGGAGAGAAAATATAATGCAAAAAGAAATAATGAGTAATTACTCAACATATACTAGAAGAAAATTTTATTACCTAATCGAAAATGACAATGGTAATGCAATACCAGATATATTTGATATGGTATTTGACCAATTAACAGAAACACAATTAGATAATATTAACAGACTTTTAAAAGATTATAGTATACCAGAAGGAGAACTATAATGGATAAACAAAAATTAATAAATTTAGTAAATGATTTATATTGGGATTATGACAGAATGTCTAGTAGTGGACAAGAAACACTAGATAAAATATCAAATATGTTAGGCATTAAAGAAGCATCAGATGATAAAATAAATGCAATTATATCGATACTTAAAAAACATCCAGAAAAAAGCAGAGATTGGGCAGAAGAACAATTACAACGAGCAGTAGACAATACAGACTTACAAGAACCTTTTAGTGCAAAACAATATGCAGAAATACTGAAATTAGAGTTTGGAGTGTAAACAATGCAAAAATTATTTATTTTAGAAAGATTAAAAATTATTAAAGAAAATATTACTACTTCTGTTGGTCAAAAAATAGATGATAAACAGATTATATCATTAATAAATAGAGGTTTTAATAATAAACAAATTGAATTTTTTTCCCATGAATTATTTATGTATTGGGATAGTTCAAGATATTGGAATAATAGGTATTTAAATGGAAAATAAAGAAGATAAAATTTTAACAGAACACATGCGAGATTACCTTAATCATAGAGGTATAACGCCAAACAAGTTTGCAGGTGAACTTATGTTGCCAAATGGTAAACCTATGAACATGGCGACAATCTATCGTCAATTAAATGGTGAATCTGTTAATTTAAAAGAGCAAACTCGTTTTGCTATTAAAAACCATAAAGGATTGCAGGAATTTATTGCCACAAAACAATCAGTACAAACAATAAAAGATTGTGCAGTATTAGGTAGTGTAAAAGATGGAATTGTTTTACCAAATAATCCTAACGACCCACAGACATTATCTTTTGAATCTATAAAAATAACTGATGATAAAAGTCATTTTACCTTAAACCATCATCCGCAAAGTCGTGATGTTGCTATGACTCTTATAAGACCGATATTTAAAAGAACACCTTCTTCACCACACGAATGTGAACGCAGTCTGGTTTACGTTGTTTTAAAACCCGATTGGTCAACCCACCACCCTACTCTATTAGAAGTAGATAAATCTGTACCAACTTTAGAAGATGATTCTCGTATTATTTTTAATTCACATTTAAAGAACCACACAAATTTTTATGGCACTTTTGATTTTTTAAGGTCTGCTGATGAACCCGTTCACGATATTGCTTTTATGGAAACAGAAGAATATTTTGATTTAGACATAACAATAACATTAATGCCGAGCCAAGAAACAATCTTATTTCCTTTACGTGCTATTCAGTCTATTCATCGTGTAGATATGCTACTAGAACCTGCAGTAGCAACTTCACGCATGATGTTAGCTGAAGTATTACGACAAGGTAAGTCGGCATTATGGAGTTCTGATGTTTTTAAACAATATGAAGCATTTACGGGTTTACGTTATCAAGGTTTATTAGATTTAGCATCTGCACAAATACAAGCGGATAAAATAGTGGGTCGTGAACGTTTTACGTCTGTATTAAATAGTTTGTATAAAAAAACATTTTATAGGGAAAATCATTTTAAACACGAAATTTATGCGTTGAATAATTGTGACCCTACTATTATGGAAAGTGCTTTAAAAGATAGAGTCTGGGAGTTACAGAACCTTATCCAGAAATCAAAAGATACGGGTACGCCTACAAAGTTATATGAAGAAAGCTATCTGGAATTAAAAAGGCGTTTAGAGGATTGGTCAACACTTGTTAGTGATTGGAAAGTTGCTTTTAACAATCATTGCAAGATGCAGATAGAATTGGGAGCAGATTGGAAAGGAAATATCGTTAAAATGAAATCGCAGAAGAAGGAAAAATAGATGGATAAAATTACTACAAGTCAAAAACAAATTTGGAAAAAAGAATTCGGATGGGATGATGAATTTGTCGCCATTACGAAACAAATGAAACAATTTCAAAATGCAGTTGAAGAAATTTGTTTATCAGAAAACAGAACATGTTCTGATAAAGAAATAGCCGACAAGCTGAAAATATCTCAGCAATCGGCACATTGGTTAAAGAAGAAGTGCGTTAGTGCAGATTTAATTGATTTTACCTTTGGTAAGAAAAATTCACTACGCCCTTGTAATTTTTATCACAAAAACGGAAAGGATGGTGATTAACGTGAAAACAGTAATCGCAACAGTTTGTGGTGTATTCCTCATGGGTTGTAGTTCATACAGTCCAGTTGCCGACCTAAGAGTATCTAAAGATGCTTCTCTATTCCAAAGAGACGTAATGGAATGTGAAAATCTGGTTTTAGATGTAGGTGGTTGGTATAGTTGGTATCCACTGCAACCAAAAAGTGATTATGCCAATATGGTAGATGATTGTTTGACTAGGAGAGGTCACTCAATAATATCTGCTAATAAGTATTAGTAAAAGAGGTCAACAACAATGGGAGATTGTTATAATGGATTAGTAAATGGAATTAGAAGTATTAGATGTTACAAGTCTTGCGAAAAGGTGGAATGTAACATCAAAGCACATATACGATTTAGTATCACAAGATGCTATTCCGTATTTTAAAGTTGGTCGTTTAGTTCGGTTTAATACCGATACTATTATAAAATTTGAGAAAGGAGAATTTATAAAATGCGACAACGTAATGATGACACAGTACAATGTGGAGAATGGATTGCCACCAGAAAGGTCAAAGGTGTCTACTACGCAAGAAGAATTGGAAGGGTTAAATCCAAATCTTATTCGTTATCTACGACAAACACCGCAGTAGCTAAAAAAGAATTAATAAGAATAGCTACTGCTGAAGCAACATTTAATGTTAGTTCAGTAACCTGCGGTGTAGTTTTAGATGATTGGTATGCTAGTAAGGTTCTTAAAGGTGGTGAAACTGTGCGACATAAATCAGTAATAAAACAATTAAAGGAATATTTTAATGATATTCCTGCTACTGATTTTTATGGTGCTGAAGGTTATAATCATCTGGAAAGATATAAAAAACTTCGGTTAAGTAATGGTAATAATGGAAAGGGTATTTCTTTAACAACTTTAAATAAAGAAGTACGCACATTATCAGCTTCATTAAATTACGCAAAATTAGGAGTTGACCCAGTACTTAAAACACCAAAAAAACAAAAACTTAATGGTGAAATAATTACCTTTGTAAGTTACTGTGAAGATAATATAAGAACATTTGTTTTAGAAGATGATTTGTGTTTGCAACTCATTGAAAGATGTTCAGATTTAACGTATCACACAAAACCAAACTTACAGTTACAAAATACGATGCGGTTAGCTATTCTTATTGCTTTAACAACATCGGCACGTAAATCTTCTATTTTAGATTTAACGTGGGATAGGGTAAATGATTTCTCTATTGATTTCCGTAATGTAGAATTAAAGGGTAAACGTAAAAAACGACCCCATAATGCTATATCAGCAGATTTAAGACCATATTTAGATAAGGCTCGTGCAGATGCCAAAACTAATTATGTAATTGAATTTGAAGGTAAGAATATGGAAACGGGTCAGTTTGATTCTTTTTGGAGAATATTACGAGACGCTTTAATTTATGATGATGGTTCACCCGTCTATGATACAACAAAACCTTTATCAGAAAGATTTTGTTTTCACTCATTAAGACATACTTGCTTAACAAAACTGCGTAGGAGTTCTATGCACATATCTAAAGTTTCTGATTTTGCAGGTCATTCATCAACCCAAATAACAGAACGTGTATATTTACATGCTGACCCTGCACATCAAAAAGAAGAAGCAAATATAGCAAGTACGTTCTTACGAAAGAAACTTCGTTACGATCATAACTATCGCAATGATAGAAATAGTAACGCAGTGTAATGAGGTGTATTACAGTTAAAAAGGGTGTAAATTTAGAAAATTGCCTTTTTAAAAAAACTGTTTATATTCAATAACTTACACCCCAAATTTTTGGCATCCCCTATACTACTCGAGGGATGCCATCTATTTGATTTTAAACAGTTTTTTATCTTTTCAATTTTCTATTTTACTGTCTATAGAAAATTGAATTTCTTTACCCATACCATTACACGTAATTCTAGGGTATTGCCTACCTCTTAAATAACATAAACATTGGTCTTTATTATCTTCGCAGGGATGTTTGCCACACTGACAATTCCCACCACATTTACAGTCTTTATTCATCTTTCCTCACATATCGCTTGCCATTTTTCATTATGATTTAACAGTTGTGTTATTGTGCTATCCGACAAAACATCTTCGGAAGAAATGTATATTGGCTTAGTTATATAACAGTAATTATTTATATTTTTTGACCCATTCATCACGCATGCGCTTACGCTTATTATACAAACTACGCTGAATATTATTTCTTTCAATTTGTTGTGCCAAACCCACATCATCTAGTATTTCCTCTTGGATTTCACTTTTGCTTGCTTTACGTTGTAACCTTGCTAACCACCAACGATCAGCAAGGTCTATTAATGGGTTAAATATGTTTAACCACTTTAACCAACTCATTAGTCGTCACTTGGTGCTTCTTTAAGTACCATTGCAATCAATCCGCAAACAGCACTTAAAATGAGAACCAGTTGATTATAAAAATCAACATTCATTCCGCAAGCTAATGCCAAAACACTAAATCCCGCCCATGAACTTGGTTCTTTAAAACGTCTAACTAACATTCCTAACATATTTAATAACTCCATATTGCAAATCTGGGTTTTAAATCCAGATGTATAAATCGAGGTTTACCTTCTTTTTGACAAACCCCAATTCCTTTAAACTTATGTTTTATTGCAAGTTGCACTAAATCATAAGCATCCTTGCCTGCATTGCATTTAACATCGCAAGCAATACCTTTAGTATGTGAACCACCACCACCCACTTTATTTGCTTCTATTGGATGGGTTATATCTCGGTATCCCGATGTTATAATCATGGGTCGCCCATACTCAATGCGTAGTTCGGTAAGTTTATCCATAAAGGCTACTTCCATTGCACATTTATCCGTTGCAAAACACGCAAATTCATCTTCTGTAAAATACAGATATTTATTCCAATCCATTTAAAATCCTTCCGAGACAGTTTTTCCAACTTTCCTCAATAGTCATTTTAAAAAAATCTTCTGGTTGTAATCGTAATGTTCGTGCTTTTTGAATAATTTCTGGTGTATAAAATAATATTTTTTCTACGGGTAAACAGACTAAAGCAAAAATATCGGCATTATTTTTACTTAAATGTTTATTGTTTTTTTGTAAAAGAAACGAATATGTATTTCTAATTTTTTCTGTTTTATCTCTGGTTTTTACTTGTATTCTAAATAAACGATTACCTTGTATCGCAACTATATCAAAATCTTCACCACCTACTATTCTAGGCGAGACTCCTAATAATTCTAAGTGGTATGCTGTTAGAAATTCGCCTGCACGACCTACAATATGATTTTGTATTGCTCTATCCTTTAACAAATAATGCGATTATTGAACCTAATAAACAAAAAGTTGACCCCATAATTAAATGCTCTAAACGCCTAACTCGATAGGTTAAAGCATTTAATTCTTTTTCAACAACTTTAGATCGCAAAGAACATTCTTTTAAATGTATATTTAATTCTGTTGCAACTGACGATAAACTTGGTTTACTCATAAAGTTTTTCCTTCCTTTAATGTATATAATTCCGAAAAAACTCCAGAACCAATAATACAAGCATTACCACTTGGTAATAATCGTAAAACAGTCCATGTGCCGTCTACGTGCATATATAATCTATTTAATGATGTATTGTTGTTGTTAATACCTTGCCAAATAAGATATTGACCCATTTGGTTTAGTGTCTGTTCTATATTTTTTAATGTGTTACATTCTTGGGATAAACTGTGCTAATAAGTAAAAAAAATTAAAAGAAATAATAATACGCTAAAAAGCAAATTCATTATTCTTTTAATTTTCCAAAATCAAATAAAATACCGACTTGAATTATTTCACCTTTATCATTTTTTTCACTACGAACATGTAAATCTTGTAATTCTTTTATTGATTTTACTTTTTTAACAGCTTCTTCCATAACCGATGCTCTTTTACGAATATTATCTCGCCACGCTTGCACATTAGCAGGCACTTCTTCACCCGTATCAGCTTTTCTTACGTACCAATGGTCAGTTTGTGCTAATAAGGATTTTTGCTGATTTTTTATATCTCTAATAGTTGTAGAAATTAATCCTAATTGAAAATGCTGTTTTTGTGTACGAAGATCTATAACTGGTTTATTATCTTCATCAACGCTCGGCACATCTTGTAATTTTTTTTCTGTGCCATTCCATTTTCCGTTTTTATCCCAAGAATTATTATAAAATTTATCACTTTTAGATGGTTCATAAATTATTTCTTTTAATTGTAAATCTTTTACAATATCTGAAATCTTAATCCAATTATTAGGATACTGATAATCTTTATAAGTAAATCCTTTACCTACTTGTATTTTTTCTTTATTTGGTAATATATAAGTTGTCATATTTTATTCCTTTTGTTAATCACCGAGATGTCGAATATTGAAATGGGTTATGTGCCATTGCTAAGTATAGATAAGTAGCATTATTGTTAAAAGTGGAATTTGATGTGCGTAACTTGAAGCCGAAAGCGGTTAGGTCAATAGCTCTTGATGCTTGATTTTCTTCACCATTATTAGTATCTGGATATAAGACTGCATTACCAGAACCAGAATCATTATTTTGACCTATTCTTTTATCGTCATATATACCCCAATTATCAACTGATGCTACTTCTCGCAGTAGAATCCATGCGGGTCTAAATCCGCAATACACCGCACTTCCGTTATTGTCTGAGTTCCCCTTATAGGTCGACACTTTACAATAGCCTTCTACATTAGCAAAATTATACATAATATAATTTCTACCACTTGTGTTACTATAAGAACTTGCAGAATTAAAATTCCATATACTACTATTAGCTCCAGTTAATCCACTATCTCCTACTGCAGAAGTAGTATTTAAGAAAAAATAATCTAAACTTCCATCAATTACTTTTGTATATACAATCCAGTCAATAGTAGCATCTCTGTCTTTTATTATAGTTAATTTTGGTTCTACAGATAAACCATGTCCAACTGTCATACTTGATCCTGTTCCTGCATATCTTACAATACTAAAACCACCACTTGGATCAATTTGTGTATAGCTAGTTTGTGTTCCTGTATTATTTGTTGTTTCAGTTCCACCATTTGCTCTCCAATTCCAAGCTACATATGTTTGTGAACTAACATTATTAATACCTCCACTTGCATCTACAGTAAATCCATCACTATCAAATGAAGGTAAACCTTCTGTAGTTTCAGGAACATCTCTATTAGATTGTATTCTTTTATTTACACCTCTAGTAGAATCATATAAATTATGATTTTCTGATGCATTACGTCTTTTTATCCATACCCAATCAGGTTGAAAACCTACTCCAGTTATACTTGTAGAAGAACCACCATCTCCTGTATATAATATAGCATTAAACAATTTCTGTGGATAATTGTCATCAGTCTGTGCAGGATCAATTTCTGCTACTAATGGTAAATTACCAGCACATAATGCTTTGAACCCAGAAGGTACAGAATATTTAAAATTGCCATAACCTGTGTCATCACTATTTCCACCTGCTGTAGTTGAACCTGCAAAAGTACCTTCAGCTCCAAAATTATAAACTATAATATTATCTCCACTACCTCCTCCACAACCACACCAAGGAAAAAATTCTGTATTATTAAGACCAGATATATCTATTGTACCTTGTCCAGAACCATTTTTATAAAATTGTATAGTGTCATTTACTCTATCTACTGCTATGCCTATAATATCTCCAGTTGCCCAAGAAGAACCATAACTTGATGCTGTATTATTATCTACTCTTTTTTTTCCATCAAATGAATCATAACTTACACCAGTTGCTCTACCACCTCTATCTGAAGTAAAATCAACAGTAGCATAATTAATACCTACTAACCATTGTTCACCACTAGCTATTGTAGGATAAATTTCCCAATACCATTTATCACCATCTGGCACTTCCCAATTAGACATAACTCCTCTATTATTAGTAGTAGTATTAGCTCTTAAATTGCCTTCAGAAAAAGTCATGTCTGGTGTTTTCCATAAAATACCAAGTGTAGCAAAATTACCACCATTAGAACTAGAGTTGAAGGCAGGAGTATCTCCAGTTTGATCGTGTGTTGCTAAATTAACTGCTGTCCAATCATTTGAACCTGCACTATCTTCTCCTAAATCAGAAGCATTTCCATAAGTTAATCTAAATCCATTTGTACCATACGTTAAACCACTAGCATCTTTTGGAATCCACACACCATTTTTAGTTTCACCAAAAGAATCAGCATCTAAAGCAGTACCATCAATCATAATTGTTTCTGCAAAATATCCATCAAGATGCTCTGTATTAGTAGGGCTTCCACCATAAGAACTTGTACCTATACATTGTATAGTATTATTATTTACAGCAGTATTTCCAGATACACTAGCTGTAGCTATTTGTTCACCATTTACATATAATGTTGTAGCGTTTGAGCCTTGTTTCCATACTATATGATACCATGCACTTGGGTCACGAAATGTATCAGAAGGTGTTACAAAATTAGCATTTGCAGAACCTACTACAAGTTTATTTGCATTATAAAATAATCTATAAAATCCATCTTGATTGCCAGAACTTCCTGCACTATAAATTATTCTAGTTCCAGTACCCATTTGTGCTAATTTAATCCACGTAGAAAATGTCCAAGTTGATCTGTTTCCTGCACTACTAGGTGTTCTATGTAAATAACCATTATTAGTGTCACATCTAACACTATTAGAAATAGCATATGTATATATACCTGAACCACCACCACCAGTTGACGGAATACTTCCTGCTAAACCGAATTGAGAACTCATATTATTTATCCTATGTTAAGTGAACGACCAATTTCATACATGTTTGTTCCATTGCTAATAAACACAAATATGTCTATCGCACTAGCTGTTGTAGTTAATGTAGGTGCTGTTGCAGAACTCCATTTAAAAACTGCGTTCCAAGTTGGAATACGACTACCCGTACCATCTTGAATTACTCGTAAAATATACACTGCACCATCTACTTGATTAGTAGGTGCGCCAAATGCTCTATTACCACCTAATGTCACTGAAGTTACTTGGTTTATACTAGCATCCCACGCCACAGTAGATGCGTCTGTTAAAGTAGTAGCATTAAAGTTTTGTGTTTTTGTATATTCATTAGCACTATCACTCATAATATTAGTATTAGTTGTAGAACCAATCGTAAATAAATTTGTTAATGTTGAACCATTTGATGCTACAACTTTAAAGTAACCATCCCCCGTATCATAATATAACATTCCTGCTACTAATGATGATGGGTCACCACTACCAGAATTGTTAGATTGAATTGCTGATAAAGCATTATTTATGTCTGCTCTTACTGTTGCTCCATCTGCATTTGCTATATTGTAATCATGTTGAGCCATTTTATACTATCTCCGATGCTGAAACACTTAATGTTGATATTTGAATATTAAAACTTTCATCCGAACTGGATAAAACTAATTTAAATTGAAAACCTCTAGCATATTCTTCTGTTGCCAAAAATTGTTTCCAATCTGACCACGTTGGTGAACCACTTGGGTTGTCATCTGTAGTTCTGTAATATGGAACAGCATTGGCACTAGCACCTAAAGTTCCATCAAAAGAATCCCAAGTATTTATATTTGCACCTCTGCTATCTATTTGATCTAACTGATTAACTACGTTTGCACCTACGTTAGCAGTTAAACGCACTCTTTTTTTGCTTGTTTTATCTATAGCCGAAGCAAAAATGTATGTACCAGTATCATCAATGCCACCAATAAAATCAAAATCTGTAATAGCATCAAAATCGCTAACAGCATCTAATAAACCACTTCCATCTAATTGTAATTTATTATCCGAAGTTACCATGACATCTGTTTTTGTACCTGCAAAACTTGGTGACTCGGTTACAGTTGCAACATTACCATATTCTAATGCTGTACTTGCAGTACTTACAACACTAGTTGCATTAGTTGAAGCAACACCAGAACTGTCTACGGCTTTAACTAAATATGTTCCACTTAATAATGGTAGTGCTGTTTGTGTACTAAAACCTGCAATAGCATTACCCATATCAATAGCAGTCGCCCATGTTGCACCACTGGTTAAATTGGAATGACGGAAACGTATTTTTCCCCCAATTTTTACATCCAAATCCGTAACCGCATCCCAATTTAATATCGCTATGCCACCTAAACTTTCTAAACTTAAATTTGTAATATCAGCAGGTGGTGTACTTAATCCAAATATTTCTTGTTGATGTGTAACATAAGCAGAACGAACTCCTAAAGTTGATATACCTCTTACTCTAAAATCATAAGTACCATTTGCTATATCAAATATTTCTGCTGTTGTTGCATCTGTTCTTGGTAAAACTGTATAAACACTATCACTTGTTAATTTATACTCAGCTTGATATTGTTCTGTAAAATTATCAACACTAGCAGTCCAACTCATTACCGCTTTAGCTTTAACACCAGAAGAATCTCTAGTGGTATATAAACTTTCCGTTACAGTTGGTGCAGAAGGTGGAGTTAAACTTAAAGCATTTGGTAAATTTGTATTATCTTTAACAAAAGCTGTTTCTTCAGCACTCCAATCATAAACACTAGAACTTATTTCTCGTATTTCCATTGAAACTAAACACCTATCAGAAATACTTAAATTCCAACTGGCAACTTGAAAAGTTTTATCAGTCCACCCTAAACGACTGTTTGTAACTTGTATTGTATCCCCTACTGCACACTGAAAACCTTTTAAATTAGTAACTATATTTGCCGATATTTGTTGCCGACCTCTATATAAAGCAATTTTAGCTAATCTTTGTGCTGTTGCACTAGAATTTGTAAATGCTAATGGCATATCAACAAATATTTTTTCATTATTATCTTCAGTAATAAATACGTCACTGGAAACACTAGGATAATCTGTGGGTTGCCAATTTGTATCCTCACCAATAAACACACCTGCAACAGTATTATATTGGTCTCTACGTGAAGTTCGTGTAGTTACCGCTAATGGTTCAACTATATCTGATTCATCAAAACTTACAGAAGGAGTTGCATAAGTCGCTACTTTTAAAGCAAATGTACCACCCATATAAGTTAAAGTTCCACCACATGATGATATAATTTCTTCAATAGCACTTTGTGGTGTTTGTGTTGCTTGTATTACACCATTAGCTGTATATCTTTTTTCTGTACCGCCTGCTGATAAAGTTACATTTTCGTCACAAGTATTGGCACATGAAGTAAATATAGTATCATTTAATTCTGCACTTCCGCATCCTAAACCTAAATCTGAATTTGATAAATAATCTCGTAATATTAATGCAGAATTAGTTGAGTATGTCGTATTTGTTGTTCTTGGGTCATAAACTTTTTTACCTTGCACAACAAAAGATATATTAGGAATACCATTAGGAAATAAATCATTACTAAATTTTAATCTAACATAAGCATAAGCAATACCACGTAATCTGTGATTAGAAGTCCATTTACCTTCACTTTCCGCAACCAAATCGCTATCTGCACTTTGATCTGTTGCACCTAAATGTTTATTTACTCTAACAAAACCCGCATACGTTCCCGTTGCATTACCCGATCCATCTAAAGGAACTACTTCGTTATCAAAATAGACATCGCCAATCTGATTTACTTCGTGTCCTGCTAACGCATAAATTACGTGCATATATTGGTTATTATCGGTACTTTCCATAAATACCACTGCACCACCTAATCGTACTTCCCCATAAAGTAACTGCCTATCCATAATAGGTTGTTTAATATTTAACACTCGACCCGAACTACTTTGTGTAAAACTTGGCAATTCGGGTTTTTTAGGTTTTGGTGCAAGTGCTTTACTTGCCATACTTAAAACTGCATTAACCGCAAATGTTTTAACAGCAAATGACGCTATTGCGGATGCTGTAATAGTACCTGCAAAATAAGCACCTGCGGTACTTGCTACAGTAGAAACGATAATAGGTACAAATCCTGGCATTAGATCGCCTTCCAAGCATAAATAGCATCATTCATATTAATAAATTTTAATCCTACAGATGTAACCGCACAAAAATCCTTACCAACGCAAATACCTACTGCATATTCATTTTTATAATTGTTAGTTGCATACATAACAACATCCCCTTTTTGTGCTAATTTTGGATTTATTTTTTGTAAATAACGATCAATTAATTTGTCATAATGACCACCAGTTTCTTCAACTAAGGCTCGCATTGCTCCAAATTCAGTCGTATAACGATTAACAGCTTCGGGTACTAAAACTTTATTGTATAAACTTAAATAACAATTATTAACAAAAGAAATACAGTCGTGTTTACCCCATTCAAACTCATGTTTTCTTGCTTGTTCTATATACTGTTCAAATTTTGTAAAATTCACGTACTTTTACGACCCCAAGCAATCGGCATATCTTGTAAATCAACAACAAAATCTAAACCTAAATCATCTGGATAAATTGCTTTTTGTTCTTCAGAAGTATATCGTTTATTAGATGGTTTTTCTAAATCTATTAAACGACTTTCCACACTTAAATTTATACTGACTGTTTCTGTTCCTTCATCAATACTCATTACATCCATTAAACCCGAAAATATAGGATAAGGGTCTGCAACAACTGCACCGTTTGATAAACAACCCATATAAATAGTACATGATCTATTTTGATAATCTTCATTTAAAGCAACACTTAATGTACTACTTGGAATTCCACTCAAAACAACACTTGCTCCATTAGCTGTTACATTTGCAGTTTCTTTAACTGGTGATACAGTCATCAACGTACCCGAACCCGTATAAGTATTGCCATCAATAGTAATATCACCAAATCCAGTCCATAAATATACTGCACCATTACTAAATTGCATATTTACTGCTAAAAAAGGTTCTAAAACACTTGAAGTTAATTGTGTATTAAAAGCACCAGTAACAGAACGACTCATAATGCTTCCTCACAAGCAAAAGTTAATCCATACAAACTAATTGTATCTATTGACCAATCTGTTTGGTTACTTGTTAATCGCCATGTTCCTTTTGCACTTGCCACTGTTACAGTAGCATCATCCGCAGGTGACGTTCTTAAATCTGGAAATATTTCTACTGTAACTTCACCCGAACTATTAGAATTAGCATCATCTAAAACTTTATATAAACGAGTAGAAGTACCAGTACCTAATGAAATATAATCACCTGCTTTTAAATATCCCGTTGCAGAAGCAGGAACACCATCAATAATTAAACTTGAACCCGTTTGACTTGCACCTTTAACAACTGGTGTACCTGCGGAACTACTTGCTGAACCTCTTGCTGTTGCACCATTAGGGTCACCCATTAAAAAAGTTCCGTATTTACCTTTTAATTTTATTAAAAAACTAATCCAATATTCCGCATTTGCTCTATTCATAGTAGGTAAAGTCACTTCTGCTTCCCACTTTTGACCAGAATATTTTGTAACTTGTTGTGCGTAGGTAAATGCACTTTCAGATATACCTACAGTATTAACAGAACGAAAATTTACATTTTTAATACCTGCAACACTGGGTAAACTTAAAGGATAACTAATAGCCATTGAATATCTCGTATCTATCTAAATTGGTTAATGCGTCTTTTTGCACACATAATTGATTAATTTTTCTATGTTTAATATCTGGTGTTATGTCTAAAATTATTTGTGTCATTTCAAAAACTTTTGCCGAACATTCATCATAAGTTAATGGTTCAGAATGTACGTATTTTTCATATTCATTTACGTGAGAGCAATTTGTTAAACAAAATGTAATAATCGCATAATATAATAACATTAGTTTAGGTTTCCTCTTGCTTGTGCATCTCTTACAGCTTCGGTTGTCATTGAACTAATCTGTGGCATTAAATTTGCTATTTCGGCACGTACTGTTTGTGAAACACCAGTTGAAACATTAATGACATTTTGAATTGTAATACCACCCATCTTATTATTTGGTATTATTTCACCACTACCACTAGGCACAAATAACTCTGCACCTTTTTCACCTACAATATAAGGTTTACCGCCTTGAACTGAGCCACCATTAGCCATAAATGGTAACCCTGCACTTCCTGCTCCTACACTATAATTTCCTGCCATACTTGCATTAGCGGATGATGTAAAAAGATTTCCAAATATAGCATCAGATAAAAAATCAAAACCTTTTTGTGCGATATTACCAGTAAATTTACGCATCATAATACGTTGCATATCTTGTAAGATAGACACTGCCATTTCTCTAAATGCTTCTGAAGCAGTTTTAGTACGCCACGTAATATCTATTATAGCATCTTCAACACTACGCATTGCTTTTACTGTTTGATTTTCTAAAACATTATTTAAAAACATAAATTCTGTTTTAAATCTTTGCATGGGTGTCATTGCTGTTTGCCACCCTTTAACCATTACATCAGTTTGTTTATTATAATCAGCAAATTTTTGTGTTCCGACAACTGTTGTTTCACCTAAATCGTTAGTACTCTTTTTTGCTTCATCTTGTTTTTTTCTTAATTCTATAATTGCTTTATTAACTTTAATTATTTGGTCTTGATATATTTTAAGAATTTTTTTATCGGCATCAATAGAAACAGCAAAACTAATATTAGCTTTTTCAGCTTTTTGTATTTTTTCATTATATTTGACAATATTATCAATTAAAAATTTTTGTTCTGCTACTAATTTGTCCATTTCAGATGCAGGTGTCATTATTCTTATTAAAGCATCTGCAATATCTATTAAAATTGGTGACAACTCTAACATTGCATTCTTAAATTTAATGCTGAACATTGTAGTCATTATTTCAAATTGGTTGTTAGTTTGTTCTGCGTTTCTTAATAAATCTTCTTCTATTATTAACCCTAAAAATTCTGCTTCATCTCTAAATTTTTGTAATCCAACAGAACCATTTCTGAGCATATTAACTAATCCCGCTCCTTCAGAATCAAAAGATTTAAAAGAAATTCTTAATTGTTCTGTATTAGTTCCTGCTGTTTGCATAACGTCAGCAACATCATTTAACACTTCGTCTACAGTTCGCATCGAGCCATCTACATTTTTAACAGCTATTCCATAATCAATTAATGTCTGTTTTAATTCACCCGTACCCTGCTGTGCTTCACCTAATCTTCTGGAAAACCTTTGCATTGCCATATCAAGTGTTTTTGTTTCAACACCACTTAATTTTGCACCAAATCGTAACTCTTGTAAGGATTTTGTGGTTAAACCAATTTTATCGGCAGTTTTAGCAATAGCATCTGCTGTTTTAAACGCATTTTTAGCAAATTGCACCATAGCAACAGCACTGAATCCAACTGCTAACGCAGGCAACAATTTTGTTAAACCCATTACGGATTTTTGCATACGCCCTAAACCCGTATTAATAGAACGAAACGCTAGTTTAGTTTTATCTTTTGCG